GGACGACGATGATGAGTCGTTGGAATTTTTCAAGAAGCTTGCTGGTTAATACGGAAAGGGAGCTTCGGCTCCCTTTTTTTATGCTGCGTTAACACCATAATATCTGAGAACGTCACCAGCCCAATCACCCTTACCAAAAGCAGAGTCATCAGATTTAGAACCAGGATTAATTGTATGTTGTCTTTGATAAGAAGCATCTGCCTGTTGCGTTTTTTGAGGCTCCGCCTTTTTAGTAGCAGCTTCATCAGCAGTTTGTCTTAATGCTGCCTCTTCAGTTGCTTTTTGCTGTAGCACTTTAGCAGTACTATCTTTATCTGCCGCGAAAAAATTAGCAGCAGTATCTTGAGGCGATCCGGATTCTGCATAAGAAGGAGTCAAATTGCCCTTTGCTGCCTGTGTTTGTGGCATAGGAGCATCTTCGCTTCTAGAAGGACTTAATGCTGATAATATGCTACCGAATATTCCGCCTTGACCTGGAAATCCTTTTTCAATACCTCTCTTTGGTTCGAAAGGTATAACTTTACCACCCATATACGTATCAGGAAAAGATTTCGGTCCAATAGTTGAGCCAGCTGATGTTTCTGGAATTTTACTTCCGGAATCTTTAGAAGCTTCTCCTTTTGAAGATTCTGCAGTTTGATCACCACTTCCTCCTTTTTTGGATGCAGCTTCTAGACCTTGGCCTCTGAAAATTGCACCCGGACCTTCGCCTAAAGAAAAATGCATGGCATCTTGTTTCTGCCCATCCCATTTTCCTCCCCAACCTAATCCATATTTGGCTGCTATTTCTCCCACATTTTCTGGCATATCTGTTTTTGGAGCTCTTCCAGGCTCGCCATATGTTACAGGATTTGATCCTGGATTTATGTCAATAGCCATTCCTTTCGAATGCCAGCTTTTATTATTAGATCCCGCTATATTTCTATCAGCAAATCCACTTAGATCTTTTATTTGATAACCATTAGCTTCAAGCTCATCAATAAAACCTTGGAAGTTTGATGCATACTCCGCAGCAACTTTTGCAGCCCCATTTTTTGAATGAATAGTAGCTAAACCATCCTTAGAACTTTTATCTTCTTTTTTACCATCGCCCTTTCCTGAAGTATCTTCTTCAGAAACTGGTTTAGATGCAGAACCTTGATTAAATACCTTTTTATAAGTTTCAGGAGCTGGTGTATTTTCGTTTCCTGTTACCCATTTATTTAAACCTTGATTTAGTGATAAATTCGAATATTTTGGACCTTCCCATAAAGCTCTGTGTGCTTCTTTTCCTTTTTCCATACTTGGGAATTTGGATAAAGTTATAGTTCCATTATTTGGTCCTGCCTCTGCTCCGTATTTTTTAGCATGTTCGCCGAATTGAATAGCTCCAGGATTATTTAATTCAGCCCTAACCCCTTCAGCCTTTGTTTGTTTTTCAAGAAATTTAGTTTTTTCTTCTTCCGTTAAATCGCTAAATTTCTTATTAAGGTCTATTGATCCGGAACCGGAATTGCCAGGTTGCTTTTTGGCCATCTCGTTTGCGGCTATTACACCACCAGCTCCAATTGCGCCGCCAGCGGCAATTTTTCCTAATATATTTAACCAGCCACCTTTACCGCTCTTATCATCTTCTTTATTTTGCTTGATATACGATGCGATAGTTTTCAATTGAGTAAGCATACTATTTTGAATAGATATAGACTCTTGTAAAAGGCTATTTGTTTGTTCTATTTTAGAAGAAGTTTGACTACTGACATTTAAACTTTCTTCTATAGAACTACTTAAGGATGATATGTCTTTCTTTTGAGAAAAAACAGCATTTGAAAGATCTTTTGCTATCTTAGAAATATTCATGTTGTTGTCGCTGGCAGATTGTTTAAAATCTCCCTTAGAACTACTCAATCTTTCTTTTAAGTCTGCTAATGCCATTTGTTATCCGTTTTTGTTTCTTGCTTCTTCTATTTCTTTTAAGTATGCTATTAACATATCACTGTAAATATCTCTTTCAAAAGGCATCAATGATTCAATTTCAGTAATTGAATATTTATGATGTTGCGCTAAGGCAAAAATCATTGAGTAGTAATTATTCAACGAGTTATGACTTAGCGCCAGGAAAAAAAATCATTAAGAGAATTTAAAGTAATTTCCCTTTCGTTATCTAAAGAGTTTTTATACTTGATTCTATATTCCATTTTAGGCACGTTCAACAGAAATTTTTGGATATTTTCAAAAACTTTCATGTTTAAATTTTCAAGAAACTCATTAATCTCTTCTTTTTTATAATTTTTAGATTCGTAAACTTCATCTTCGTAATAAATGGTGTCGATACATCTAATAATTAACTCAAACATGTAATCTTTTTCTATATTCAAAAATTCTTGATCGCCATATAGCGTTGCAGGCGGATATCGCATTATAATTCCAGAATTTTCAGTAATTTTTATATTACTATCTATTTTTTCTGGAAAAATAACCTCAACTTCTTCTAAATTTACTTCGAAATTGTAAATTTTTTCATCTTCATAGTCTTTATAAGCAACTTTTACGATATTGTCTACAGAAAAAGATCTTAGTTTCAAAAAAATGTACTCTAAGTCAAAAAGAGCGAACTTATCTATATCAAATTTATCGTCTATTGAACAATTCGTTATTACTTGTTTAATTGATGATAAAATATCAGAAGGACTTTCGCTTTCTTTAGCCATAAGAAGTAATTTTTCTTCCTTTACTAAAAAAGGTCTAAATTTAAATTTGGTTTTTGAAGAAGGAACTGTTATAGTATAGATAGGGTAATCAATTTTAGGTAAACCAGACATATTATATCTCCATTATGTTAAATTATATATTAATCCTATTAAGAACTTCGGAAGCAACTGTCGTTACTGCATTTTCTAGGAAACCTTCAAGCGTAGAACCAACTATTGTAAAACTGGAGTATGTTATTGATACTGCTAATCTAATTAGATCGCCTTGCCCCCAAGACATAGAAACAGGTGCAAGAGAAGAAGGAAAGGCTTCATATAAATTAATTCTTTGAATTGCATTTCCATAATTATCATAAATCACAATTTGCATCACAGAAGAATATTGATCTTTATACTCTGCAGTATACTTTGGAATAGGATTAGCGCCATCTAAACCAAAAAGTGTTGATTCTTTCCCATTAAATTCGTAAATGGTTCTAATCCAGTTATACCAAAATTGCCAAGCATCGGCATATCCATCTACTAAGATAGAAAATGTAATATCTTGATATTGAGCATTGAATGGCTGTTTTTGTGTTGGCCCAACGCCATATCTTGATACGTCAGAAGATATAAGGGAAATACCAGGCACCTTTACCTGTTCAATTCTAAATCTTGTATTGTATAAAACTCTACCAACAGCAAAAGGAGTGCCTAATATATTCAAATTCCTATTAAATAGGATAGGAGGTGGCGTTACTAATACTTCAAATTGATTACTTTTTAGATATCCATAATCTTGTATATTAGATTTAAAATTGTTTATATTGAAAGCCATTGTAATTCCTAATAAGGCGGTGAACCAGCATATTTACTGTTTGGATTTACTTTCCACTTAGCACCAAGAGAAGGCATAGTTACTACTTTTACCCAATCTGAAGGATTTACATAATTAAAAGAACTTCTAACGTGTTCAAATAGGTAACGTTTAATACAAACTTCGTGACCTGGAAATTGTCTAGCGTAACCACTCAATAATCTATAAGAGACATTCAATTTAGTCGTTTCATCATATTTATCGTTGTCTCTAACTTTCATTAAAGCGTCTAAAAGAGAAGATCTAGCATTAGTATCTAGATAATGTAAATTTAAACCAAGAAAACCATTAGTGTAAAATTCAATCGGTACAACTAGAGGAAAGGCGTCGTAGAAAGGTAAAGTCGCTTTATATTTTGGGTCGTATACAAATAGATACATTCCACCTATCTGTGGCATCGATGCTTTTTTGAAAAGCTTAGAAGGATCTTTCTTTACTAGATCCGTTACTCTTTCTTTATACCATTCTAAAGAGTCTTTAGCCGAAGCAATTAAGTTTGTGCCAGCAGCTTTTAGTTGACTTGCAAAATCAGATAGTGATGCCATTAAAATTTAATCCCAAGTTCTTTTTCGGTAAAAATATGAAAAGACCAACCTCTGTCATTACAAAATTCAAGAGCAGCTTTCCATTTCGCTTCGTTCACGCCCCAAGTTTTAACCTCAGTAATATAGCTTCTTGTAATTTTATCTTTCTTTTTAGGAGGCACTGTTTGTTTAGCTGGCTTAACTTCTATCAATGCAGTTTCCTTTTTGCCCTCATTATTTATCTTAGTAACAAGAAAATCCGGATAATAACGATGAACCCTACCGTCTACAGGAGAACGATAGGGTATTATTACCTCTTCAGAACACCAACTAACAACGTCTTTATGATCGTCTAAATACAACATAAGCTTGAGTTCCCAACTAGATCTGTAGTAGATTTCTGTCGGGTTCCCTTTGTATTTCAATGGGTTTTTTGGTTTGAATTTGCCTTTGTTATATTTTGCCATGATTTTCATATAAATAGAATTTAAGGTATTTAGTTTATATAACAAGGTTTTCAAATGTCAATATTCGGTTCATTTGGGTATAATTATCCTCTCCCACCAAGGAAATCATTTTCGTTTAGAACGTTCCCGAACGATCTAGTTACAAACGAAAGAAAGTTTTATACTGAATTGACTTTTGTTTCATACAGCGCTCAACAACAGTTGACCGCTACACCTTTAGCGATACCAGAAGGCGGCGGAATAAGATTACCTATTCCTAGAAAATTAAATGATGTTCAAACCGTAGTTTGGTCTTCTGGTAGTATATACTCTGACGCAGCAGGTGTTTTAAGCACTTTAGCTGGTAAAACAGCTACAACAGCTTTTAATACTGCGAAAATGGGCGTTAGTGCTGCATCTGGATATTCAGTAAATCCTCTCCTTTTTATGACATTTCAAAAACCAAATTATAAAGAACATTCATTATCTTGGTCATTTACGCCTAATACAGAGCAAGAATCAAATACTCTCGTTGATATAATAAATTATCTTAAATTTAATTCTTTACCTAAACAAGTTTTGGGTGGTGGGATTTACGAATATCCAAATATATTATTTGTAAGGCTTTTTCCTAAGGATGAATTTACAATGAAATTTAGACCTTGTGCAGTTAATGGTGTTAGTGTAGATTATAACGGAG